TGTCATAGGTTGTACCTCCTTGTTAATCTTAGAAGTATTAATGCCTTTAGCACTATCAACTAAGAATTTTATCATGTCTGTCTTTTCATTATCTGTTTTTTCAACGAAACCTATATTTTCCATTTGCTCACCAGTAGTTGGGCTTACCTCTGACTCATTTTCTGAAACCATTACAAGTCCTGATTCCTTGTCATAAAAAACATTTTCTAGAACTGTCTCGTCGCCCTTAATGATATCTACTCCATCTACCTTTTCAACAGATACGATGTTTGCAAATTGATTTGCTGGGGAATCTACAAGACTCAACTCAACTAAATCATATTGCTTAATAATTCTAATTGCTTTATCTGACTTCTCGTCAAACCCTTCGTCCCACTTGTTCATACGTCCACCAATAGAAAAACCAGTTAGTGTTCCGTCTAGAACTTTTTCCCAAGTATCTTGTGCACCCTTTGAAACATATGCTGATACAAATACTCCGTTATAAAACTTCTTTGATTCTGGATCAAAATACTTATCTGCTTTGAATGAGACCATCTTGCCTACTGCTAGTGGCTGATGCATTTCTCTGATGTTCCCTCGGAATTTTGCAAATGCATCCATTGATGCTTCTGCTGTTACAATATCATCTTGCTTATCAATATTGTCTAAAGATGCAAATCCAGAAACGATTCTACGCTCCTTGTCCACCTTAGTAAGTGGCATGGAAAGACGTAAATTTTCCCCATCTGAGTTCCAATGGGCCTTGGATATATTGCTCACCATTATATTATACCCTCCATTTTATATAAGTATCACATTGTGGACAAATTGGACATTAAGGAGTTTTTCTTCCTTCACCCTTTGGGTTTCGTCCAGCGACAGTCGATGAACTGTCAGAATTATTATTTGTTCTTTCGGCGTCTCTTGCTCTTGTCGTAGTTGCCTCTGCTGCTGCTTCTGGCTTAAGGTCTAGGACATCATCTCCGCCATCTCTTTGTGGCATGTCCAAAACAACTCTTGCCTCGTTAGGAGTCATGATCTGATTCTTAACGTATCTTTCAAGAATTTGAGACTGGGCAATCTCATCTGTCAGTGTCAACTCGTTAAATACAAACTCAATGATATCTGTCTTTTCACGAATAATCTTGTTGATCATTTTTTCAAGTTGTCTCTGTGCTGGTCTTGCAACCTGCTCCTTAAAGGTACGATCCTGTGCAAGTGCTGCTGCTATAGATCCAGAATCGCCACCTCCAAGTTTAGACAGTGGTACCTGATGTGCTACCAGGATGTCATCACGGTTTTGCTTACGATACTCTTTAAATGAGCCGTCCTGTATACCGTCTTCGATGGGCTCCATCTTGAATTCGACTTTGTTATTTTCGCTATCACCTGGAAGTGGAATATATAGCGTTCTGTGTGACTGCCCTCTGAGATTTGTCTGCAAGAATCGGAACATCTTATCTTCTGCATCTCCAGAAAGTTTTGCACCCTTTAGTGTTACAACGTAGCGTGGGACTGCCTTGTTTGCAAAGTAGTCAATATTGTATTGTGAAGCAAGTGAGTCTCCGTGTAGTGAGTTGATAGCCGACATGATGTCTGGCACTCCGTAGAATGTGTTGAGAGGTGAGTACTGCTTAAAGTGAATAATCTCGTTTGGTCTAGCATCTGTTGTTAGTGGGTTTTGATTCTTTGCACCAAAGTTGCGGAAGTAGACAATCTTATTTCCAATGATCTGAACGTATCCATCTTTTAGTCTTCTAACTCGCATTGTTGTTGATGGTATATGTCCAACGTACCCAATTTCTCCACGAGTAGTTCTACCAATTTCTAGGTAACCATTTCCAGTTGACTGTAGGTCTGTGTAAACCTTTTCCATTGTGGCTGTAAAAGAATCATCATCGTTAAGTGACTCTAGCCAGTCTCTTGCTTCAATCTTTGTTCTTTCAATTCTCTTTCTTGCCTTCTGTGTTGCACTGTTATCTTCTGATGACTCAAGTCTCATCATTGTTCTTTGAGAAACCTTGAACTCATAACCAAGTCCAACAATGTTCTCTACCTTAGCATCAATTGCTGCGTGGTTTGCAAATGAAGTGTCATAGTAGTTTGCTAATTCATAAAGGTTCCATGGTGGTGTAATAACATCAAACATTCCATATCCGTTTACATACACTAGGCCTGGGTTTATTTCTTTTGATTGTGCTCCATCAATACCGCTTTTTCCAGCCAATGCTGCGGTTGTATATTGTGTTGTTGGCTCAACCATTTTGGTTGAAGATCTGCTTATGCGTCTTTTAAAATTTGCTTCTAGTCCATCAAGAGATTTTAGTGTGTCCCAGTTACCATTGAACGGATCTGACTTTGAAAATGTATCATCCTTCTTTATTGCATCATCAATTCTTGCGTGGATTTCATAATCGTTGTCTTCCATGATTACTCCTCATCTCCATATTTAGCAATAGTGTCCTTGGCTGCCTGTACTGCTCCAAGGTCATTTAGAGAAGGAATAAGCCCAGCATTTAATCTATCAACTTGCTCAGAATACTCTTCTTCAGAAACTCTTGTTAGTCCTGGAACAAATACACATGTGCCATCTCCTGGATCTCCATAGTGCATGGCAGTCTTTTTGAGTTCTGCCATTCTTGAAATATCATTTTTATCTGAAGGAATGTTAAGCACAGAGCCATTGCCATCTGTGAACCACTTGCCGTTTGCCTTTTTATACACATAAAGACCCCAGTCATAGTTCTTTTCAATGACTTGTCGTCTAACGTTTTTTACAATTGGTTCACCAGTTTTTGGGTTAATTAAAGAATCCATAACCACAAGTATACCATATCATACTGGATCAACAACGTATTTGACCCAGTTAATATCCGTATACACAGAATATCCGTAATCCTTTAACGTTACGGGGGTATCATCGCCAACAATCAACTTATTAGTTCCCGTATAACTCTTGTAAACCTCTGCTGGATTGACCCCATAAAAACTCTTTTCTGCTAAAACAAGAACCTTGTTCCAGTTAAACGAAGGAGAATCCCAAAATTCCCAGTCTAGAACAGAGCCAGATAAAACCTTAACCCTAAACCATGGTCTGTCTGAAACGTTCTGAACTTCTTGTAGGTTTGTTGACTGATAGTATGAAATACTATTAAATAGCAGTGGCCCTGTTAGTCTGATTGCTCCCTCGAAAGATGAGAAGATTAGACTATCGGCAAAACTTATACCCAAGAATCCCCACTCTTGAAGAGTTAGAACTGGCTCTTTAACGACCTTTCCATTCCAATAAAAACCTATGCCATTCTGAACCAAGCCAGTCTTTGCATCTATTGCATAAATCTTTGCTCTTCTTCCGCTTGGATCGCTTGCAACCATATAGAATTTTATATATGCTGTTTTGCTTTCTATCTCAAATATTTGTGTAGGTGCGTAGGGAAAATAGTCTCCATCAAATCTAACGGCCATCTGCATTGCGATTGCTTTAAAATCATCTGCTCTGCTAGTGTTGATAGGAATCAAAAGACCTCTGTTTACTAGTGGATCATACTTTCCTCTAACCTGTATTCCGCTTGTCTTAGTTAGGTAAAGGTATGATGATGACCCACTATATATCGAGAATGGGTTTTGTTTTTTAAAATCATAATAGATTCCTGTTTTTGTATAAGGATAAATAGGAGTTCCAAACCTTGTTCCAATTGGACTTGCGTCAGACTCGTTTAATGCTTGTGAGGCATAAGAAAGTTTTTTAATAATAACATTCCCAATATCTGAATCTTTAATGTTCATATCAATATGTGTGACAATAGAAAGATCATTAAAGTCTACGCCTGAAGGAGGATAAATAATCATATTATCTACAACCTCATATCTTGTTGTCATCCAGTCTGTGCCAGGAACTAGTATGCCATTTCTAGATGGTCTTTCTGTTTTTGTAAAATAGAATGGTGTTGCATTTGCTCCTAGTTCAGTGTATTGAAAAGTTACATAACTTTTTACAATTGCTCCGTCTGTATCATATCTATAATCTTTTGCTATTTTATTTTTAAGATCTTCGTAATCGTTATATCCAGTAAACAAATAATTGTCAAGTGACTCATAAGTTCTTTGAACTGGCAGACCGTATTCGTTTGCAAGTTCTGCGTATGTCCAGTCAACTGGATCAGTTTCTATTGCAATTGTTTTTGATGTTACTGGATAGTCAATGTTAAACTGAATAAAGTCAAGATCAAAATACTGGTCTCCTCTTTTATCAATGACAGACTCAGCAAAATAAGTTAGTGGAATTTGATCTTCCCAGTAAGCATTTGCAGATACCGATAGTTTATAAGTGTCAAAAACCTTATTAGGAGCAAGCGTATAACTTGCGATATGATCAATAAGTGCGTCTTCATCATCTATAAAAACTCCTCCACCAGATATAGCACCAAGGGCTGTTGAAGTTGCACCTCCAGATGGTGGCATTGATGTTGTGTCTATTCCGCCATCTATTCCTATTAACTGATTGTTTTGGTATATGGCAAATAGATCTTCGTTCCATATTGGTACGCCTAGTTCATTAAACAATCCCCTGATTTTTTGAAAATTGTATTTTGTACAAAAGCCAATCTTATAAATTTTACCAGTGAAGGTTGAAGTATTGTTCTTTTTTCCACCCACATACAATCTCAAATCGGATAAAGATCCAAAGAAGTCTGAGGCTTGATCTCCAAACCTTTCAACAAAGGCTGGAATATTTAGTCCAACATCGACTAACTCGCCTGGCTCAGCCACTAATGGTGAGTATAGCGTTTGTAAGGTTCCGTTG